TATTCATAAATCATGGTTAACGGTTCATGGATGGATCATGGTTGTGGCCCATTGGTCAATTAGCCATTAAATCAATGAACCATCAACCATGAAGGGTTTGTTAGGCAACCAAAGCCTCAATGGCAGCAAGCGTGCTTGCATAAGTAGCCGAGCCGCTTGTGGGCGCAATAGAAACCGCTCTTGGGGGATAAGGTTCTTTCAACTTGTCTGGGTTGGTTAGTTTTAATTTGTAACCGCCCTCTACAGTTTCGTCGGCAGCGTTACGTTCAGCATCAGTCAGAATCAAACCATTGGCGGCGCCAAATAGCTCGATAGCCGAGTCGCTTGATTTGTAGTTGTTGATCACAATGGCGCGAACACGGCCATAGCCCATAGCCATCAGTTGGGTTTTAACGTCGACAGATAAACCGGCAATGTTAAAGTCAATTTCTTCTGTATAACGTGGTCCAACCTGGGTTTTTGCCAGTTTTGAGGTAGCGTTGAAGCTGTTATTGGTGCCTTCAAATTTGTAAACCTTAGCAGTGTTAACGGCTGTAAGACCGGTAACTATTAAAGGATTGGCGATATCGTAAGTTAAAGTGATATCATCTTCGTTGAAAATATAAATCACATCTTCAATACCTGAAGTAACCGGCGCACCTGTAGTCAGACTAAAACCAGCGTTTATTTTATTATAAATTGGCATGTGTAATTTTTAAAAATTAGTAAATGGGTGAATTAGTGAGCGAGTGAATGTTTGTGGTTGTTCGATTCATGAATGCATTCACTCATTCGCTCAACCACTCATTCACTCATTAAATTTAAGCTAACAAGTAGAACAACTCGTTAGCGAATTTGAAATTTACGGCCGCTTTCATACGTGCTTTCATGCGTACCACATCGTCATTGGTGTATGGTTTCATGTATACGGTCGACAGTTCAGAAGCATCGCCTAACAGATCGACACCCAGGAACAGGTTTGATGCGCGGGCGCCTAAAATTGTATTGGCCTGCCAATGATTCATTAATTGCAGCGGGACACCCAGATAGTCCATCTTCTTGCTATCGCTAAAGGCATTAAGCACGTTTACTGCTTTGTTGGCCTGTGCTTGGGCGTACGCATAGCCAACGTGTAAAGGTATCTGCAGATTAAAGTCATCCTGACTTCTATCGGCCGGGTCAAGCTGGGCATAAACGCCGGTCAGCACGTCTAATACGTTAGTGGCGTTGATGTAGCTTACTGTTGCTGCCGATGCCGAGCCTGTAAAGGTTGCCGGCTTACGGGTGTTGATCTCATTGTAATTACGTACCAGTTTAAAGGTAGTAGCGCTGGCTACCTGGATAAAGTACGACTGGCCCTGTACATCAATACCGCTGCCACCATTGGTGGTGTCCTTGATAGTACCGGTTACGCCGGTGATGGTTACTACGTCGCCATCTGATAGGGTAGAGGTGCTGGTAACGGTAACTATGCCGCTTGCGCTGATAGCTGATGCCGACATTGAGGTGGACGGTTTACCCAGGCCTACTTTATAAACGCCGCTCGCTGCCGATATAGTCGGTAATAAGCCGTTAAATGCTGCCGTGAATGACGCTTCTTTGGTTGCCGATTTACCTAACCAGTACAGACGCTCGTTTGCTATCTGGATTTTGGTTAAATAACGCTGTACCATGAAATCAGAAAGGTCAACCACGCCTTCATAATCCATAAAGGCGCCGGGTTTCAGGCTTTGGGCCTCCCAGGCTTGGGCCAGTTTATCCCATTGTTCTTGTTTCATGAACTCGTAAACTACCGGATCAAGGTAGCTTTCGGTTTGTTGCGCAGTGGTGCCCTGATCGTTGAATAAGCCTGATGGGTCTTGCAGAACCACATCGTCATCAACATCAAGAATTATCTTGCGCGATTTTACGTCATTTATGACCGTCAATAGGCCACGCTTTACCGAGTCGGCCTCAAGCAGCGTGCTGGCCATAAATCCTGCCAGCGCTTCGCCGGCATAAGTGTTGTTTGTGAATGTAAATTGAGCCATATAATTATGCCCCCCAACCCCCTAAAGGGGGAGCTTTTGATTAATAGGTTTACTTTATAGGGATGAGTTATAAGTGATATTTGTAATAAGGGATAATCATCTCCCTTTAGGAGGTTAACGAGCTACTGCGCGTTTAACTGCATTTTGAGCCAGCGTAGTTTGCGGTGCGAAGAAAGGGGTAGTCTCAGCTTTGGCTTTATTGCTACGTTTTGAACCTTCAGGAGTAAAGGTTGATTTAATTTCATTGCGCACCTGTTCATTGGTTTTTCTCAGGCGCTCATTGGCGGTTTTCAGGGCTTCACGGGCTTCGGTTAGTAATTGGTTTTGTGCATGCAGCTTGGCTTTAATTTCTTTAATGCGATTTTGCACGTCGCCGGCTTTTAACTTGTCTTGCGGTAAGTCATCATCGTCATCATCATCGGCTGGTGGAGTTACCGTTTCTGCGCAGCCGCCTTTAACTGTAATTCTTTTGCCCTCGGCCGTGGTGTAAGTGTCGGCAGGGGCGGGCATGGTCATGTCTTCATCCTGGTAAACTGCTGTGCCCTCTTGTAGGTCGCCGGTGTGGTGCAGGGCGCCTTTGTCTGTAATGGTTTGTTTGTTGACCACCTTCTTAAAGAAGTTCATGATCTTATCCAACACCGATGCGGTTTTTTCGATAAGGTCTCTGTTCTCGTTGTTCATGTTACTGTTTTTGTTTAAGATTTTATTGATATAGCGTTGATAAAATACGGGTGCGGTACTGGTGTAATTTTGAATGATGACGCTGTTGACGATCTCGCTTGCATAATCTTCGATCTCGTCTATAAAACCCAGGTCGAGCGCCTGGTCGGCAGATAACCAGGTGACGGCGTTAATCAAACTATTAACGGTAACGCCGTCCAACCCGGTCTTATCCATGTAGATCTGCGCCAGGCGCGATTGTACTACATTTAGCATCTGCACGTCCTTTAGCAGCTCGTCGGCATTGCCGCCACTGCCCACCATTGGTTTATGGATCATGAGCAGGGCGTATTTACTCATGATAACTTTTTTGCCACCCATAGCTACTATCGAGGCAGCGCTGGCGGCCAGCGCGTCGATGTACGTAATTACATTGCCGGTATATTTTTTTAACAGATCGTAAATGGCTATGGCGTCAAAGGCGCTGCCACCTACCGAGCTAATGTGAACGTCTACATCCTGGCCGGCCGCCGCTTCAAGCTGCTGATGCAGGTAGGTTGATGATAAGGTGCCCGACCCAATACAGTCGGTTTCAGTGTCGTATAAATAGATCTTGTAACTCATTTTTTAGATGTGAGATTTGAGATATGAGAATTGAGATGATTTTTGCCGGATAGGTTTTCCGGCTTGGAGATATACAAATATCCGGGTTATTTCTGGTTTCGGTGGTGACAGTAGTTTGTCAGTTCATCACCGGCTCGTCATTGAGAGGAACGAAGCAATCTCTGCGCGCCAGTTACATTTTGCTATTTGATTAGCGAATGTAGAGATTGCTTCGTTCCTCGCAATGACGGCTTTTTTTATTTAATGTAGTCTATGCCTATTGGCATACATCAAAGGTCGTGAAACTATTTGATGTTGATGGTGACACTACTTTGTCAGTATCACAAAAACTATTCAACGCGCGCCAAATAGTACGTTCATCTTTTTCAAATTTCACTTCGGCCTCGAGCACTGCTTGGTTCTTGGTGATACCGCGGGTTTTTATTTGTGCCTGTACCCACAGATATATCTCGCGGTACACAAAGACTTTGGTTGTGATAAAGCCAGCTTTGTACAGTTCAGAAAATATGCCTTCGTCAAATAAGGCGTTTGCGGTTTTAATGTTCATGAGGGTAAGTAATGAGTGATCGAGTGAATGAGTGAGTGAGTAAGTGAGTAAGTGAGTGAGTGAGTAAGTGAGTGAGTGAGTGAGTGAGTGAGTGAGTAAGTGAGTGACTGAGTGAGTGAGTGAGAAGTGAGTGACTAAATAAATAGTTAATACCTATTGACCACCAACCATTCACCACCACCACTCACCTCAAAGATTCACCCTGTTAATAGTTTGCGCCAGGATGCTTTGCAGAATCATTATAAAACTCAAAAATGCGGTCGGTTTTATTAAAATTTCTGATCAGGCTTTTCAGCTGGTCAGACCTGTTGTAAAGGCTCAAAGCATCGCGCAGGGCGCCGGCTTTAAGGTTGGGTATGTCCTGGCCAACAACGGTAATAACCTGCTTCTCATTCTCGGCTGCCAGGCAAAACAAAACCTGCTCAATGGCATAGGTTTTACCAGAGCTGGTACCACCCTGGTTAATGACCACATGCGCCTTTGAGAAGTAATTACGCCTGAACAATACAGACGCTTCATAATCATTAGCAATCATAATTTTAGTTTTTTTGAGCGACTTATTAAAGCGCCACATCTTTTTCGGTAGACGCCGGTTGAGGACCGGCTTCGATCACTTTTACCGTGAGCGATTTGGCTTTGTTGCCTGCTTTTTTGGTTTTCGCCTTGTCGCCCCAACCCATGCTTTTTAAGGCAAACATGGCCCCGGTAGGGGCAGGGTAATGGAGCCGGCTTTCATAGTATGCCATCACCCTGAAACGGCCGCTCGACAGGATATCTTTATATCTGTCCATTTGCTCGTACTCATCAAATACCTCTTTACTGGTGAAGCCCAAATAAAGCGCCAGGCCCGTAAGTGTGACTGGTTCAGTGCTTTTGTCTGTATTGTTTTTTGAACGTTCAAAATACTCGTCAATAAGTCTGTTTAATGACTCACGGTTGTTGAATTTATGTTTTGTTCTGGCCATGGGTTTAATTGGGTTTTAAGGAGACGTCAGGCGCGTCCCAGGAAACTTTTTAAATAATGCGGTTTTGGCTGCTATTGGCATAGTTTTAACGTTAAAATTTGTTAAATGCTGTTCAGAAACAACTAATTGTCCCTTATCTTCGTATAAACTTACAATAAGCCTTTTATGAAGTTTTTTAGAGCTCTGTTAGTCGCTATTTTCTTTTCGGCAGTGATTGTATCCTGCCAGAAAGATGAGCAACCTGCAGATGGAGCTTTAGTTAAACCATTGGTTAAGCCGGATACCAGCGACAACTCAGGTAATTTCTTCGCAACTAAAGGCACGCTCAGCATCACGGTCGACGATTCGACCTATACATTCGATGCCACCAAAGACTCGATAGCTTTCATTAACGTTAATATCGACAGTAATAAATACTTTGGCTTAACTGCCATTAATAAGGCACATACCGTAAGTTTTGGAATCAGCTCGCCGGGCTTTGCCGGGCCCGAGCTGGATAATATGATAGCCGGAGGCCAGCTGTTGTTTAATGTCGACGGAAAACACATTAAACAACTGGCGCTTTCAAATAAAGCTGGAAATAATCTATCAAATGCTATCCACCTCAATAAATACATGCAAGATAGTGTGTTAACCAAGGGGACATTTACTACCCTCATGTCTAAAAAAGACGATGATGGGAGCGAGCATGTGGTGACCGGTACTTTTAACCTGCTGCGTAAATAATCAACAGATTTTCTCTTTTAATCGCCGGACAATACAAAGATAAATAAAAATTATGATAACTATGCTATTTGGCATAATATTTTACCAAATTTTTTCTTCGACAACCTCGGTTTCCACTAATTGTGTGAGAATAGTTTTTACTACGGCCTCGCGTGCCCACCGCTGTTCGGTTACTGATGAGTCTTCCTGGTACCATCTTATCTGTTCATTAATTTCAATACGGGTTTTATAAATAAAATGCTTTTTAGGGTGCATTTTGGTACCTTCATAGCTATTCAGATTTTCGGCCCTGATTACCTTGGCAAATTGTTTGGCGCTGATATCCAGCTGCAGGCACTCGTCGAGTGTGTTTTTGAAATCGTGCTTGTCTTCCAGCCAAAGGGTCAGTGTTTCGCCGTTCAATTCATGATCAGCTACTGAAATGCGGCTGTAATCATAATCAACAGAAATGATCATCCACCATAGTTTGTCTTTTAGTTTTTGTGTAATCTTTATCATTTTTTATGCAATAAAAGGTTGGGCCGCCGTTGCCGGCGGCCGGATTAATTTTTAGGTATTTTAAATTTTCCCTTACTGGGCAGGAAAGGGTGGTACCCATCCCGGTAAGTGTTTTTGTATGGCAGTAATTTCTTTACTGTACTTGTCGCAAACAGCGTAATAAGCTTTTAAGCGGATGAGTAATTGGTTATCATCTGTAACGCTGCCGTGTGTAGGTCGCGGTTTGCTTTCTTGTAGTGCGGTGTAGGCTATGTGCATCGGTTGGTTGTATTAGGCTATTCTGTATTTCATATGGGCAGGTATTGTTTTTTGTCGTTTCCTTTAACTAAGGGTAGGTGCCTTGCCTGTAGTTTAAATCGTGTTTCAGTAATTCTGTATTCATTTTTCTGTATATTCTGTAATTTTATTTGGATGGTATTCGGATATGTGTTAGTTTAGCTCTGAATAACGATACAAATATAAAGAAATATCTGTATTTGAAATCAAGAAAAAATTAAAAATAGTTTTCAACAGCATATGGAATCGCCCGAAAAAGTCAATAAAATCAAGAACATTCGTCCTGAAACTCTGGAGTTTATCATTTTGTATAATCAGCTCAAAGGCAAGGCATTTACAGGCAATGCGCAACTGGCCGAGGTGCTGGGTTTTAATTCGGCAAGCTCCATTACAGAGATTATCAAGAGTCGTCAGAACATCGATCCTGAAAAATTCAGAATTTTTAAAACGCATTATAAAGATTTTATTGACGGCTTGGCTCATGTACCTGCTACACAGGTTTCAAAAGTTGCCGAGGGTATACCTATGTACGAGATAACGGCTACAGCTTCGGGTGTTGAGGTTTATAACGATATTAATGATGCACAGCCTGTAGGGCGCATGAATTTTCCGGGTATTGAAGATTGCGACTTTGCTTTGCCCGTTTGGGGGCATTCTATGTATCCATATTTAGAAAACGGCTGTTGGGTGGCGCTAAAGGTTATCCACGACAAAAAAATATTACCCGGCGAGGTTTATTATATTGAATGGGGCGATTACCGCATGTACAAGCGTTTATTGCTGAGCGATAAAGAAGGCGAGGTGATTGCGCACTCTGACAATACTACTGAGATGATTGGTCATCAGCTAAAATATGCGCCTTTCCCTATTAAAATAGCTGATATTAAAAAGCTGTGCCTGGTTAAGGACATCCACAAAAAACATAATCATTAATGGCCGCAGTGGCTTTAAAATAACCATGTATATTTCATTTAAAAATAAGGCTTTACATTTATCGTGGTTTGCTTATACTTGCACCGTATGGTAGACGATAGTATTGTAAAACGCATAAAAATTATTGTTAAAGATTATGGCGGCCAGCTGGCGCTTGCCGGGGCTATTGGTGTCGACCAGGGCTTTATCAGCAAGGTGATCAATCAAAAGCAGGAGGTGAGTTATTATCTGATCAGTAAACTATGCTTTCAGCTTAAATATTCGCCTGAATGGCTCATTTTGGGAACCGGCGATAAGAAGATCAACAAAGCCGAATCGCCAAAATTGATTACCGAGATACAGATGATGCGCACTGAGCTGGATATTCTGCACGCACGCATGCGCGCTTTTGAGATGGAAATAAAAGAACTGAAGGAGCATAATA